GCCGTGTTCTCCACCGTCACGGTGATGGGCCAGGCGAACAACAGGGCCACCGTCGAGACGGTGCGCACGCCGGCGCAGCGCAAGGACAACCTTGCGACCGCGTTTGCGACGGCCGTCAGCACCGCCGGTGCGACGACCGATCTCGAGTACGACATCGCCGCGGCCATCGTGACGGTGATCGGTACGCCGGTCGACGCGCTGGTCGAAGTCGATTACGTGCTGCCCGAGTAGGGCTGAATCCCCGGTGCGCTGACGCGCGCCGGGGCGCTTGACAGAGGAGCAGCATGGCAATTCCTACCGACTTCAAGGGTCCGACGCCGGCAGCGAACACCACGAAGTCGTTCAAGCTGTTCGGTAGCACCACGGTCGGGCATTGGGTGCTGGACATCGACGGCACGCTCTCCGCGGCCACTTTCCGCATCGACCTCGGATCGAACGCGAACTTGGCGATCGTCGGCTCGGCGGCCTACACCGATGCACAGATCATCGCACTCGTGCAGGACTGGCTCGCGCGCATGGGTGCTCCGATCGCCGGAGCCGCAGGCGGCAAGCGCGCTGAGACAACGAAGCAATCGCTCGTGACCGCCACAACTTGCACGTAATGGGGAGGTAGCATGGCAGTTCGCGGAGTAGGAATGGCAGTCACCGACGGCCCGCAATTCGTCCGCAGCGACGTAGTGGGTTTTTCGAGCGGCGGAACCTTGGACAACAGCAATGTCGTCCAGATCAATTTCGACGACACGGTGTTTACGCTACAAGAGGGCAAGCAACGCTTGCTCGCTGCGCTGGAACTCATGTTCGACGACATCGCCATCGCGAGAACGTGGCCGATCGACTCGACTACCTAGAGAGCGAAGATGAGCCGAATCGTACGCCCGCGTAGCACCATCGTCCGCCCGTCGGACGCTACCGCTTACACGGCTGGCGACGAAGTTTCGAACAGCGCGACTGCCGGCTCTGTGGTGCGCGCGACGTACGACATGCGCGGCCTGGAGCAAGGCAAGATCCTCTCCGCGCACATCGACGTGACGACCGGCGATGCCTCGAGCGTCGTCACCACTGCGTCGGATCTCGAGCTTCTGATTTTCCGTACGGCCGATGTGCCGGCCGCCGTCGGCGACAACGTGACGAACCCTATCACCGCAGCGGTGCGCGCGAAGGCCGTCGCACGTTTCCGCTTCGATGACACTGGATGGACTGGTGAACTAGGCACTGTCGCCGCGTCCAAGACGCAAGGACAATGGGTGATGCCGACGCTGGTGCAGCCGCTCGCGACGAACGTGGCGGAGTACCCGATCTATGCGTTCAGCTACACCTTCCTTACCGACGGCCAGGTACTCGGCGCCACCGGTGCACAGTTCACCGCTGTTTTGCGCGCCCTCGCTGCGTGGAACCCTGCCGCCGTCATCAATACCATCGGCATCACCCTCGACATCGAAGTGCCGTAAGAGAGGCCACGCATGGCGACATCTAAAGTCGCGATCGCGAACGGCGCTCTCCAGAAGCTCGGTGCAGATCGCATCGAAGCCTTCAATCAGGATGCTCCGAATGCTCGTTCCGTAAGCAACGCCTACGACAATGTTCGCACGGCGCTCTTGCGTGAATACGATTGGGGCTTCGCTATCCGGCGCGCATCCATCGCCGCCGATGGCGATCAGACGTTGTGGGGCGAACACAATCGCTTTGTCCTGCCGAACGACTACATCCGATATTTGCGCGACGACGAAAGCGGCAAGCGCGTTGATTGGAAAACAGAATCCGATCCCGACGTCGGAGTTTACATCGTCACTGACGATGCTTCTCCGCTGAACATCCGGTACATCGCCGACGTCAACGATCCGAACTTTTACGATGCCCTATTCGTAGAGGCGTTCCAGAACAAACTCGCTTCCGAGATGTGCCAGGAGATCACGCAAAGCACTTCCAAGAAAGCGAAGATCGACGAAGACTTCGACGCCGCTATCGCGAAAGCGAAAAAATTCGGCGCGATCGAGAAAGACGCCCAAGATCCCCCCGAGGACGACTGGATATTGGCGAGGCTCTGAATGGGCCGCGCATCCAACATTCAGCACTCGTTCAACTCCGGCGAGATGACGAGCCTCATGCTCGGCCGGCAGGACATCAACAAGTACGCCTCTGGCATGTTCGTTTGTCTGAACGGCATGCCTCTCGTGCAAGGCGGTTGGACTCGCCGCCCGGGCATGGCGTATCTGCATCAAGCAAAATTCCACGACAAGATTTCGCGCCTCATCCCGTTCCAGTTCTCGGTGGAGCAGACTTACGTCCTTGAGTTCGGCGACAAGTACATCAGGTTCTTCACACTGCATGGTATTCTGACTCAAACCTCGCAGGCGATCACCGCAATCACCAAGGCAAATCCGGCGGTTGTGACATACTCAGGTGCCGACACCTACGCTAACGGCGACCGGGTGTACATCTCTGGCGTTGTTGGCATGACGCAAGTGAATAACCGCGAGTTCGTGGTAACGAACGTCAACGCCGGCGCGAACACGTTCGAACTTTACGACTCTGACGCTCTGAAAGTCGATAGCACGAACTATGATACGTATTCGTCAGTTGGCACTGTCGCGGAGATCTTCGAAGTCGCCACGAACTACACGGAGAACGATGTCGAGCAGATCCGCTTCGTGCAATCTGCCGACGTGCTTTACCTGCTGCAACCTGACTTTCCTCCGGCGCAGCTTGTGCGCGCTTCGGCGCTCTCGTGGTCTATCTCGGACATCACATTCACCGATGGTCCATATGATTCGACGAACACGACGGCGACCACGTTGACGCCGAGCGCGGCGACCGGCTCCGGCGTGACGTTGACGGCGAGTGCTACCACAGGTATCAATGACGACGCCGGTTTCGCGACGACGGATGTGGGACGTTTTATTCGAATCAGAGAAGGCACTGTTTGGGGCTACGTTCTCATCACTGCCTGGACGTCGACGACTGTGGTCACTGTCACCGTGCTCTCGACGCTCACGAACACGAACGCAAAAACGACATGGCGTTTGGGCCTTTGGTGTAACACGACAGGCTTCCCGTCTACCGGCGCGTTCTACGAAGATCGACTGTTCCTTGCCGGCGCTGCGGATTTTCTACAACGACTCGATGGTTCGAAGTCGAGCAATTATACGAACTTCTCGCCCACAGCGAACGATGGCACGATAGCCGCTGACAACGCCGTGGCTTTCACGCTCAATTCCGATGACGTCAACTCTATCATCTGGATGGTGCCGAACGAAAAAGCACTTCTCGTCGGCACAAGTCGCGGCGAATGGGTCGTACGCGCATCCTCCCTCTCAGAAGCCGTGACGCCGACGAACATCAACGGCAAACCCATGTCGCGCCACGGAAGCGCCAATACGGCTCCCGTCAATGCCGGGAGGGCTGTGCTTTTCGTGCAGCGTGCTTCTCGGAAGCTGCGAGAGATGGCGTACGTGTGGGAAGTGGACGGATTCAAGGCGCCGGACATGGCAGTCCTTGCGGAACACATCACGCGCCCGAGCCTCGACGAGATCGTCTACCAGGAGCAACCGCAGGCTATTGTGTGGGGCAAACGCGGGGATGGCGTGCTGCTCGGCCTCACATACGAGCGGGATCAAGATGTCGTCGGCTGGCATAGGCATGAACTCGGTGGCTTCAGCGATGCCGCGCAGGAAACGGTGCCTGTGGTGAAAAGCTTAGCTTTGGTGACAGACCCGAGTGCGACGCGCGATGAACTCTACATCAGCGTGCAGCGCTACATCAACGGTCGCAGCCGTCGCTACATCGAGTACATGAGCAAGATTTGGGAGGTGGATGACAGCCAGGAAGATGCCTTCCATGTCGACTGCGGCTGGACGACGGTGAATTCGCCGACGACTGCAACCGTCACTGGCCTCTGGCATCTCGAGGGCGAAACAGTTGGGGTGTATGTCGACGGCATGAAGCACAACGACCTTACCGTGACAAACGGAAAAGTGACACTCAATCGCGCCGGCACGATCATCACGCTCGGGTATTACTTCAACAGCGACGGGCAGACGCTTCCGCTAGATGGCGGCACGCCGGATGGCTCCTCGCAGGGCAAGATCAAACGCATTTCCAAGATCGGCTTTTGGCTGGTCGACACGCTCGGCCTCAAGTTCGGCCGCACCGCGGATCACCTCACCGAGATCATCGTGCGCCAATGGGGCGCGAACTTCGGCGAAGCAACGCCTCTTTTCACAGGCGTTGTGCGCGAACGCTTTGAGGGTACATACGATAAGCTCGGGCAAGTGTACTGGCGTTCCGATGGACCGTTCCCGGCGAAC